AAAATACTATCCATAAAAGAATTTTTTTTTTAAAATGAAAAATTAAATATTTTGATCTTCTGGATTCTTTAATATTCTCTTTCCGATCAAATGTTTAGAAAATGTGTTGGTTATTTTATAACGTAAATTTTTATTATTGATTTTAATATCAATAATTTTTGCTTTATTTATCTTTTTAAATAAAGATCTTTTTACGATTTCTATTTCTGGAAGTTCTGGCATTTACTTAATATATATATTGTGAAAAAACTTAACATATGTTCTATTAAATTAAATGCAAAGCTATCATAAAAATAAAGACAGATACGTAACAAAAGTCTTTCGAGATGTTTTTGATAAGTATGATCTGATGAATGATCTAATGTCCTTGGGCATTCACAGATTATGGAAAAAAAACTTTATTCATTGGTTAAATCCACAAAAAAATACAACATTAATTGACGTAGCTTCTGGTACTGGTGATATAGCTAAATTAAATAAAATAGAAACTAAAGAATATAAGACTTTGAAAAAAGGAAAAGAATTAGATTTAAATACTCCTGAACAAAATAAAAAATTAAAAAAATTAGAACAAAAGAAAAATAAAGCAGCTCTTGGTGGTTACATGGATAACTTTCAAATTGCTGAAGAAGAACCTTTATCTAGACAAAAATATTCAATAGGTGGAAGTTCAGCTCTTGAAGAAAAATATGATAGACGAAGAGATTATAAAGCTTTTCAAGAAGGTGATTTAGTAGAAGAAGAAATTGTTGAAGAACCTTTAATGGCTCCAGTAGGAATGGAAGAACCATTGATTGAAGATGAGATTGCTGCAGATGATTTAGCTATGGAAGAAGATGTAGCTATGGAAGATGCAGAAAGTGTTTTAGATACTTCAATGTTAAGTGAAGAAGAAGAAGTAGTCGTGGATGCTGCTATAGAAATGTATCCAGAATTAGAAGCCATTTTACCAAAAATGGTTGCAACAGAATTTACAGAAGATGAATTAGTAGAAGGACCTGGAACAGGAACTTCAGATTCAATCCCAGCATTATTGTCAGATGGCGAATTTGTATTTACAGCAAAAGCTGTTAAAAATATCGGCATTGATAAATTAAGAAAAATGATGGCACAAGCTGAAGAAGCTTATGATGCTGGTATGGTTAATCAAGAAGAAACTGCAGAACTTGCAGTAGATGAAACCATAGTATAACAGAATTTTTAGAGGGGTACTCTAAGAATAGACAAGCTACCTTCTAGCAATAGAAGCCCTTGTAGCTTCGTTTAAAACATAAACCCAAATTTTAGCTACCTTCAAAAGTTAAAAGAAGCCCTATAAAGGAGGACATATGAAACAAGACGAAGGAACAACTAATGAAGTCGAGGCGAATCCATACAATCGCAAAAAGTATTGGCACACAGAAGATGTGATGCCGAAATCAGTACCAGATGCAGATAGTGGACCAGCTCAACCAGACCCTGAGAAGAAGACAGGATTTAACTACGCAAGTAGCACTACAACAAATAGTGCGAACCCAAATGTTTTATCACCTTCTTCTACAGCCACTTCGGATAAGGTCGAAGATTCACCATTAAGTAATGTTGAAGCTAAACCTTATACAAAAGTTGACTATAAAAAAAGATATGATGACCTAAAGCGTTATTATGATAGGAAACTTGGTGAATGGAGTAACAAAGAAGGAGACCTCAAAGCACAGCTTCGAGATAACCGACCTAAGTACACCCCACCTAAAAGTGCTGATGAACTTAGTGCTTTTAAAAAAGATTACCCTGACATTTATGGCGTGGTGGAAACTGTATCTCACTTGCAATCTCAAACAGAGATGAAAGGTTTGCAGGAAGAAGTTAACTCTTTGAAAAAAGCTAACACAGCTTTATCACAGAGAGAAGCTCAATTAGAGTTATCGAAATTTCATCCAGACTTTAATCAAATTAAAGAATCAGATGATTTTCATAATTGGGCAGACTCACAACCCATAGAAATTAAATCATGGATTTATGAGAACAACTCCAATGGTAGACTTGCTGCAAGAGCAGTTGACTTATATAAGAAAGACCGAGGACTTGGATTAGATAAAAAAGCCACAGAAGGTAATAAGGTTAGTCAAGGTGCTGACTTGTTAGTTAAAACTAACGAACAAATTCAACCACCAACGAATAATCAAGTTATCTTTAAAAGTTCTGATTTCGAAAAGATGTCAGATGCTGAGTTTGAAAGAAATGAGAAAGAAATTCTGATAGCTCAGAGAGAAGGTAGAATTATTAATAAATAATAATAATACTTTCATTTTATCAACCAAACAAAAAGGAGTCATAATATGGCAAATTTTGCAGGTGGTTCAACTACTAACTTTGGTGGTCAAACACCAACTGGAACTCAGGAAAACGCCTTTTGGGTACCTCAAATATACTCAAAGAAAGTTCAAATAGCACTTCGTAAAGCATCTGTTGCAGAAGCAATCTGTAACACAGACTATATGGGTGAAATTAAAAACTTTGGGGACACAGTTAATATAGTAAAAGAACCACAAATAACTGTAAGTGATTATACTAGAGGTCTAGCGACTTCTGCTACAGCAATTACAGACGAAGAGCTTGTTCTAACAGTAGACCAAGCTAAATACTTTCAATTCGCACTAGATGATATTGAAAAGAGATTTTCACATATCAACTTCCAATCAGTTGCATCAGACAATGCAGCATACAAGCTAAGAGATGCTTTAGACAGTAATGTCTTTACATATCTAGGTCTTGATGCTTCATCTATCGGTGCTACTAGACAAGGAAGTACAGCAACACCTGACAATATAGGTTTTTCTGGTGGTGAAGTTGACCCTTTAAATGAGATGAGTCAAGCTGCTTTTTTTCTCGACAGACAAAATTGCCCTGAAGAGGGTCGTTGGTTTGTTGGAGCACCTGAGTGGTACGAATCTTTAGCTAACACAGCTTCTAAACTATTATCAGTTGATTACAACGCTGGTAAAGGTAGTCTTAGAAATGGATTAGTTGCAAGTGGTCTCGTTAGAGGTTTCCAAATGTACAAATCAAATAATCTAGCAACAAATGACTTAACAGCAGCTACACCTGCTGGGACAGCAACTGCTCCTGTGGCAACATGGGGTCAAATGAGTGCCGTTTCGTGTGCATCTCAATTGAAGATTGTTGAAAGTTTAAGAAGTACTACTACTTTCGCTGACATAGTAAGAGGATTACTTGTCTTCGGAAGAAAAGTTCTTAGAACTGATTGCGTTGGAAGAACAATTTACGTTATAGCCTAATTTATTAGTCTTTACGTTATTGTTAGTATTAAACCTAACATCTAGATAGGGGGTTGCAATATACCCCCTGTCTTTAAATTAAACAAAGGATTACATATGGAACATATTAATAAAGCATGGGCTTGGGTTAAAGCCAATAAAAAAATTTCTATTATTGCAGTCGTAGTAGTAGTAGTTATATACAGTCTTGTTAATTAATTTATAGAGGAATTTAAATGAATAAAGCTGTAAAAAAGCTTAAAAAACTCAAAGCCGATTTAGATAAACTTGAAGAAAAAGAAGAAGTGGTTTTAGAAAAAATTGATGAAGCAATTGAGGAATTAGAAAATTGCGACCACTCTGATTGTTCACCTGTTCATTCATTAAAAATTAACGATTAAAAATGGCAAAAACATATTTAGCACTTACTAATGAATTATTAGTAGAACTTAATGAACCAGAACTTACAGCAGTTGCTGATGGAGTAGGAGTACAAAAACAAGTTTCTAATTGTGTAAATAGAGCTTACTCTGATATAGTAGATGCTGTAGATGATTGGTCTTGGTTAAGTGCTGGTAATCCTGATGACCCTTATTATGGTAATACTACTGTTCAAACAGTTATTGGACAAAGATGGTATTTAGCAAAAGCTTTATCTCCAGATGTAGATGGAGATTTTGATTCAGTAAATTGGGATATGTTTACTCTTGTAGATACTGCCTCACCTTATACAATTAATAAATTAGCTTTTACAACTTTAACAGTTTGGAGAACTAATTATGCAAAATCAGAAGAAGCTTCTGCTAGAACTTCTGAATATGCAGTACCATTAAGAGTTATAAGAAGTTCTGATGGTAGAAGATTTGGATTATCTCCAATACCTGATAAAGTTTATAATATACATTTCTTTGCATATAATAGACCAACTGCTTTATCTGCAGATACAGATACAGTTGCCTTTCCAGAACAATACAAAACAGTTTTATTAGCAAGAGCTAGATATTATATTTATCAATTTAAAGATAATATAGCTCAAGCACAATTAGCATTAGACGAATACAAAAAAGGTTTACAATCTATGGCTGATAATTTAAATTCACCACAACCACAATATATGTCGGATGTAAGATTTACTTATTTGTTACCATAAGGATTAAAAATTTATGCCAACTCAAGGAGCTTCCATTACAGTTGCAGGAGGTTTAGATTTAGTTTCAAGTGCTCACGCATTATTTAGAACCCCTGGAGCAGCAACTATTTTACAAAACTTTGAATCAGCTACTACTGGTGGCTATCGAAGAATAAATGGATTTGCGAAATGGGGTGGAGCAAGTGCAACAGTTCCAACTGGTCTTGCAACAGATGATATAACAGGATTAGTTCCATATGCTGATGGAGTTATTGCTTGTCAAGCTAATAATATTTATTGGAGTCTAGATGGTATAAGTTGGACTCAAATAAATAAAGATACTTATAAAGAGATAATTATCG